GGCAACGGTACGGTCAATGGTCAGATACGTGTTCGACTCCGAAATCGCACCCATCAAGCCCGTAAACTCGCGGCTCGTGTAGGCGCTGGAAACTCCGTAAGCGTTACCGGAACGCACAATCACACCGGCTGAGGTCACGCTAGAGGCGGTTCCCACAACGGTGACAGCGTTAGTAGTGCGGTCGATATCGGTAATTGTAAGGCCGGTTGCCTGAGAGGCACCAGTCGTTCCGTGGAGCACGTCAATCTTGAGGCCATTCTCCTCAAGCCAGTTGTAACGGTCGCGGTCAATCTGGCTGGTAGTAGTCGCGTCAAGGGTAATAACCTGACCCGAAACGGAAGCACAGTTAGCCAGCTTGGCGGTACCGTCGCCCCAAGTCTGACGGACCACGTCACGGCGAACCGTGCGAACGAGGTCGTCAAGCTTGTGCTGCACCACCGGCAGAGCGGCAGCGTCGCGGCCATTCAGCAGGTCCATCTCGTCGAGAGTGAACTCAACAGTGGCAGCGATCCGCTTGAGCGCGATCTCAGCCTCGTCGTAGGAGGGGTCCCCGGCATCCGGGAACTGGCCACCTTCGTCAATGTTTGAAACTCCAAGGGAACGGCCCTTGAGGAACTTGATAAAGGTCTTACGACCCTTTACGTCCTTCGAAGACTTCTGAAGGAACGAGTACAAGGAACCCGTAGTGGTCTCAAGCTCGTCGTTGAGACCCGGCTCCCAAGTGTCATACGCAAGATCATTCAGCGTAGAGAGTGACAAAAAAACACCTCTTGGTTAGTGAGAAACGGGGTAAGAGAAAGCGCGCTGTATTGCAACGGTAAATCGCCTTCTCAAACCGCGCCGTCTCTCACTAGCCAGTAGAGGCATCGCCGCGCGTAACAGAACTATAGCGGTGAGACAACCGCTCTGTTACGAGCTAATCCTGCGGAATACCAAGCCTTTCTGCGGTGCGAGCGACCGCAGACGAAATCCCACGGTTCCCCTGAATAGCTCCGGGAACGCCGGAAGGCGGTGAAGAAGTGCTTGGGCCTGAGTTGGTAGAGGTTGCAGCTCGCGCCATACGCTTCTGGTACAGGCTGTCAATCTGGTTCCAAGTGTCCGTCATTAGCGACGGAACGTCCTCAAGCTCTACCTGATTGTTCTGAAGCCGAGAAACTGCAGCCTCCCACAGGAACGCCTTCTCGCCCTCTTCAAGACCGTTGCTATTGGCAACGTTGTCAAGCTGGCCCTGAAGGTCGGACACAAGCCGCTCGGTCTGGATCTGCTGCTGCATTTCCTGACGCTCGCGCTGGAACTCTTCCTGCATATCGGCCCGCCAAATGTCTCGCAACTGATACGGGTCAATAGACGGATCCTGCTGGGGAGCGAACTGCGGGTCGTACTGCTGCTCTTCGTACTCAGGCTCCTGCGAGTAACCGGCAAATGGGTCGTCGCGCTCCTGCCGGAGTGAGTCCCGAATCTGCATAATCTCCTGCAAAGACTCGTTGTCGCCAAGGTGACCCCACTGCCGGAGCGCCTGCTCAAGCGTGGCCTCGTGTGAGTCTGCTGCAGTCAGCTCGGAAACCCAATCAACGTACTGCCGAACCTCGTACGGGTTCATTTCGGAGGGGTCGATACCGGCCTTTTCCCACGCATCCCACTGCGAAGCGCCGGAAACCCCCTCGTCCCCTGAATCGGGAACAACGCCAGAAAGTTCCTCAGACAAAGCTCACTACTCCTCGTTCTCGTTATCGTTATCGTCAAACTCGGGGTCTTCGTCCTCGTCCCAGCCAAGCGAGACTTCGTCCATTGACCCCGGAGTGTCTGCAACAGGAGGTCTTAGCGCTGGTGTTGCAAACCCCGGTTCGGGGACAAGCTCAACGCCAAGGCGCTCTACGTTACGGCGCGTCTCGGCGCGCGAGATAACTCCGTACTCCCGGAGCATCAAAAGCGCCTTAGCGTCACGTTCAAAACCGGGAGGAAACACTTGTTCAGGCTTGTTGCCCGTCACTACTTACCCCCTTCTGCGTTTGGGTCTGGCTTTGAGTCTTGTGCCTGCGGGCCAGATTCTGCTTGTGGCCCAGCGGGTCCGGGTGTCTGTCCGGCCATACCCATTGCGTTTGCCTGCAGGCGCGTAAGGTGAGCGGTGTGGTGCTCACGCAGCGCCTGCTTCACAATCGGGTGCAGTTCGTCGTAACCGTCGCTGAGCAGCACGTATTCCATTGCAAGGATATGCTCTGCGTCCTTGTCGAAGTACTCGGGCATCGGGATCGTAACGCCAACGTCGCTAAGCATCGGTGGCCTGACACCGGCAACTGCAAGCTCTTCGGGGCTGTGCTGAGTGGCTGCTTGCCCGAACTTGGAAATAAGCTGGTTTAGCTCGTGCCACTTGAGGTCTGCGTCGTTACGCGCCCCCAGCGCAAGCATTGCCCCGTTCTCACGCTTCTGGCGCTGCTCCTGCTGGCGCTCGTAACGGAGAATGTCGTCAACGTTTCCGTCAATAAGCTGCGTGGTCCACGGCTTGAGGTCGATACCGCCGTACTGCGCCATGAGCATAACCGTCTGAAGCTGGGCGGAGCGCATCTTGGGAGTAATCGAACCAGAGATCCGGAAGCGGTTGCAACCCCGCAGCTGGCTACCCATAAAGGCGACAAGGTCAGCTGAGTCGTCAAGCCCCGGAAGCTGGATCATTCTTGGCAGCTGGAACCTGTCGCCGACTTCCCTGAGCGCGCGGCTCACTGCCCACTCCATCGAACTGACAAACTCTGCAGCGGTTGCGCTGAGGTTCTGCTCGTTTTGCTGAATAAGCGTGTTGAGCGAGACAGCGGCTTCGATACCCTTGCCCGGTGCCTGACCGCGCGAGGCGTCCTGCATCGTGGAGATCTCGGCCATTGTGCCCTTTAGCCACTCAAGGTGATTGTTCAGCACAGCCGAAGGCTCAGAGGGAGTCGTCATAAAGCGAGGCTCTGGGTAGCCGCCGTGTACCTGAACGATTCCTTCCTCGTTGTACACGGACTTGCTCCGCAGAGCACCTGCCGCAACAATCAGCGGCGGGCGGGCAACGCGGTCAAGCCACTCGCCAACCTGAGAGAGTGTGCGGTTCCAACGGACCTGAACCGGCGAAAGCTCGTCGGCAGTACCGCGGCACCGCATATAGTGGCCACCGTCTGGGCGCGGGTTGTACGGACGGTAAGGGAGTTCGTCCTCGTCCCACGCCTCCAACACGTACGGGTCACCGGCAGCCGCGTCAAGCCACTTTGCGTGGCAGCCCTTGGGGAAGTCGCCTCTGGGGCCGGTAGGGAGAATGAACGCCTCGTGGACCAACAGCGCGTCCTTGTGCGAAAGGCTGCGAGTTTCGCCGTCCTCTTCTTCAATTGAGACATTGCCGGGGAGTTGCGCAGTCTCTCCAACACCGTACTTGGTTTCACCCATCTGCTGCTTGGAGTTCTTGAGGATCTCCTGAATCGACTTGCCTGTTTCACGTTCAACGTGATCGCGGTGGACCACCCGGCTCTCAATAACCCAGCGGCAGTCTTCCCAGCGCGTCGTAATAGGATCAACGGAAAGTGACCCCGGCCTTACTACGCGGAAAGCAACGTCTCCCTGATAGCTAGTTATCTGCTTCCAGAGCGACTGCCCAAGCGGGTCCTGAAGCTTCAGCGCGTCAAGCATTGTCGGGTCGTTGATTGGCTGGCCGTTTGCGTCAAGGTAGACCTGAACACGCCCGCCCTTGAACTTGTCAAACAACACGCTTACAAAAGCAACACCGTCAATCTCTGCGGTAAGGCACAAGCGCCTAAACACCTTGTCAAGGTCCCACGCGTCGGTGCCCCACTGCGACTCAATAAAGCGCGTTGCAAGGCGCGAAGCGTCAACGGTTTCCTGATCCGTGGCGGTCGGCAGCACTTGGAACGCAGGGCGCTGGAACGTGAGTGTTGCAACGCGTCCGTCGATAAACGGGCGCATCATATTCACGGTGTCTCGGCGGCGACCGCTCGGCAAACGGTCAGCTGGTGACAGTGTTCGCACGTTGTTACCAACAACCCGCAGATATTGCTCTCCGCGGTACATCAGACGGTTGCGCTGCCACCGGATCCGCTCACGGCGCGAAAGCTCTCTGCCGCTCTGGTACAGCTCTGTGAGCTTCGACCCAAGCGACTGCTTACGCAAAGCCTCGCCCTTGTAAAGACCGGCGTACTGGCCGAGCTGGGCTTCCTGCCCGGGGAGTGAACCAGCCTGTGTACCCACAAAAGCTCCTTAGTTGCGGCTGTTGCCGCTGGTTACTGAACCGTTTGTAGAACGACCGCTACCAGTAGTAACACTGCCAGCGGTGGTACGGCTTGAACCGGTTACTGAACCGTTTGTAGAACGTCCGCTACCAATAGAAGCAGCGCCAGCGGTGGTACGGCCTGCCGCGGTCACTACCGCAGTTGCTCCGCTACGCGAAGGAACAGTAACCACGAACTGGGCAACAACTTCGCACAGCTGCGTAAAGAGCAGCGAGGAAACGTTTGTTGCGCTTACCGAAGCGGCAGCAATTGCGCTGCACGTTGAAACAGGACGCAGTGGAACAGTTGCGCTTACCAAAGCGGCAGCAATTCCGCTGCACGTTGAAACAGGAAGCAGTGGAGCAGGAACTGTCGGAAGCGGTAGCAAGTCTCCGATACCGGCAGCAACCGCTGCTGCAGACTGTGCGCTGTTGTAAAGCTGCCCAGCAACGCTGCCAATTGCCGCTGCGGTAACTGCTGCTGAAAGGGGAATCGTTAGAACGACAGAAGACGAACACACCGCAGACGCCGCTGCAGTGGGTTGGAGCGAAGTAACTGCCGTTACAGAAACGGCGCTGTCGCCAGTAGCAGCGCACACCAAAGTGGCGGTTACGCTGGGCCGCAGCTCAGCGACAGTTGCCAAGTCACCACTAACTGAGCACGCAGCGCCAAGGTACTGCGGCCCGCCAACAGAAGTGAGAAACAGAATCAGCGACATCTAAGTGCTACGTCTTGATGATGTAGTTGACGACGACGAAGGGCTGGACTACGGCGTGACGACCGCCGCCGCCTGTGTTGTTGGAGACTGTAAGGCCAGTAGCCGTAGAACCGCTGGTCCCAAATGTAGATGCGTTGCCATAGCTTGCGCCACCGGTTGTCCAGTTAGCAACACCTGCACCGCCTCCGCCACCAGCGGTTGCAATTGCAGAGTGCGTGTGGCCGGGGTCGCTCACCGGGTGTGAGTGCGCGGGAATCTCTGCCGACGACAGCAGGTGGGTTTCCTCCCCGCCCCAAGCGCCACGGGTGCGAGCCGTCTGCGCCGTTCCGGTTGGTGCCCCGGTGCCAGAGGCGTTTAGCCCGGTACCAGTACCCGCGCCCATCGGCACACGGCCCCGAAGGTCCGGCACGTTGAACGTGGTGGAACCGTCGCCAATTCCGTAGGTTGTGCTTACAATTGCAAAAAGAGGCGCATAAGTAGCTCGGCTCACGGCAGTTCCGTCACAAAGAAGATACCCAGTCGGGGCTGTCGCACCTGCATACTGGTGCACAACGCCAACAGGAATCGGAGGCTGAATTACAACTGTCACTAGTCGCTCTCCCCGATGTAGACAACCGCGCCAGTGCCAGATGCAGTAATCCCATAAAACTGTGCCGCTGCAGCACCGTCAAATGTCGCTGACGCGCCAGCAACAAGAGGGACGCCAGTGCTGGCAGTGACGCCAGACCCTCCAACGTTCACTGTGACGGTTCCAGTATTCGTAATTGTAATTGTGCGCCGAGTACTTGACGAAGCAACAATTGACGTTGCCGTAGCTGTCGGAGCTGCTGACCCCTGCGAAAGCGTCGCGCCGGACTTCGGCATAACGTACCCAACGGTGTTCGTGCCGGTGGGAAGTGCAGCACCGAGCGACACCGTGACCGTGTTGCCGACGTTGACCTGTAGGCCGTTGGTGTCGGCGGTAATCGGGACGCGAGAACCGTCTGCCGAGTACGCCAGCTTGACGACCTGAACGTGGCCGGTGCCGGAATCGTCGGTGGCAACAACGGCCCCGCCAGACATTGAATTGAGGGTTACATCGTCTGCCACAACGCCCCCTAGGTCAGTGTGATATCGAAGTTACCGGGGGTAAAGATTACGGTGTCGTACTGTGAAACGGAGACTGAAGTTCCAAGGGAGGCGTACGCAATCATATTTCCAGCAGTCAGCGCGTCCAAAATCCCAACGTACGTTACGGTTCCCCAGCTGGCAGACGCCATTGGAAAAGTAATCAAGTTGGTATTTGCCGTTGCACCACCAACAACTGCGTCAAAGTTAGAGCTGTTGTTGGTTACTGCGACACGGGCATAAGACCCACCGGCAGGCTCACCGGCAGTTGAACCGGTTGAAGCGTCGGAAAGCGTTGCCGTCCACAAGCCAACGTAATACGTGGCCGGGACAGTGTAAGCAACTGCTCCAAACAGTAGCCCCAGCGCCTTGTTTTCAAAGTAGTCGCTAAAGCCGGAAGCCATTAGCCCCTCACTTCAACAACGCGAACCGCAAGGGTTCCAGAGGCAGTAATTGCAAACCACTGGTACTTTGCGGAACCGTCTGTGGGGAACTGTTGTGACACTTCAAACGTCTTGCCGGTCGCAAGGGTGTAGCCATTGGCTGCGGTTACGTCAGATCCACCGATGTACACGTTTGAGCCGCTGTCATTGCTCACAAAGAAACGCCTGCGAGCAGTAGCAGAAAGGAAAAGCGGGGTTGCTGTTGCGGCAACTGTTACTGCTGTACTTGAAACTGGCACTAAATCTCCTCAAGTTCGTCGCTGAAGGCTGCAAGATCATCGTCAAACGGAACAATAGATTCCGGCGAGTTGACCCACGCGGTATCCAGTTCTGAAATATCGTCGGTCGGAGGCGCACTGGGGGGGACGTCACCCCACGGCCTCTGCACCTTTTCTGAAAGCTCACGAGTTGTCGCAAGGGACTCACTCGCAAGGCGTTCGTAACTCTCAATTGTGTGAGCAATTGCCTTGGACTCAACGTGCTTCCACCAAAGAATGGCACCAAAGGCAGCAACAATAGAAACCAGCGCGATTACGGAGATCACTTAGCAGCCTTCTTCACTGCGGGCTTTGCTGCAGGTCGGCGAGCCTGTGACTCCGCTTCCTGATTTGCCTTGAACGCCACGCTGATCTTCTCTACCAGCTGGTCGGCGTCAACGTACGTGGGTCGTCCGTTTGCCTCGGCAAGCGAAGCCTCTAGCTGCATAATCCGCTCCGATGCCTCGCTAAGCTGCTTTGCGGAGGAGTCCAGTAGGGGAGCACCGGGTTGCGACGCCGCAAATTGGAAGCAACTGCGGCAGGTAAACTTGCGAGCGCGGCGCGGGTACGCGGGGTCTGGACCCGGCCACCTGTCTGGCTGGCAATAGTCCCACTCTTCGTGGAAGTAGGGGCCGTTATCGACCCCCGACTTCAGGCACCTGTGACAGCAGTTTGGGAATATGTGAGGGTTATCAACCCAGCGGTCAGCCAATTTGGTGACTCCTTGTCGCCATAACTAGGTATTGTGCAGCAATCACGCTGTTTATATGTCTATTCCGTAGAGTCCAACTGCGCTTGTTTCTTGCTCGTAGCGCTTGTGTTCGTAACGCTCTATCTCTGCCGGGGTAAATGGCTTTGTAACTCCGGGGATATCGGCTCGGTCGTCCTTGTTTTCCGGCAGCGGGGCAGCCATTAGCGCGTAACCCAAAGCGTCGAACAAGTGATCGTTGTCTTTGTGGAACGCTTCTTTGGGATCCTGCCCCAAGTTTGTCCGCTGCTCCGCGTACCGAAGCCCGAGAACCGAGTTCCACGTACGTCGGGCACGTCGGCAGAACTGGATTGCCGGTACCGACCCGTCTGCTGTCCGAAGCTGGGTAGACAGCAGCTTGCCTAGTCGCAAAGCCCGAGTAGAAGGTTCCCGGGTGGAGGGCTGGATTCCGTAGAAGCCCATATCCCCGTATTCTTGTACGTACGAACGCCCCCGTAGTCCCTGAACCTGAGTACCGGCAGGGTCTCCCCAGCGCTGGACCTTGTTGGGGTCAATGTTGAAGTGCTTGTAAATAGCCCGGATCTGGGCACCGTGCCAGTTGGGCATCTGTTCGCGTGCCTCGTGCTCCGCAAACACAACGATTGGCTCTTCCCCGCTGGGGTGCACTGCGTACCAGACAATTGCGGTCGGGTTTCTGTACCCAAAGTCCCACCCTTCGTAGATCAGGTGGTCCTTTGTCGGGGTCCAGTCGTCAATAACGTGCTGCTTCTCGTCGGCCATTGTGAACACTTGGCCCTCAAACGCGGTCCAGCTACCTTGGATATACCGCTCTCGCCACACAGCCGGGTAATCGGCCAGCAGCGAATCTAGGTAGTCCTTGGGTAGGTAAGTGTTCTCGGTTGTTGGCGCGTGGAAGTGATCGAAACCGTCTTTGCGGGTCTGTACGAAGTTCTTGCGGATCCACCCGCTAGCGCCCGGGTTGGTGGTAATCCACAGTCGCCGCGGCTCTTTGTAGCGGAGACGGCCCAGCAGGGTCTGGTAAATCTCGTCGGGGACCTCTGAACCCTCGTCAACGTACATCCAACTGTACTCAGCGGAGCGCAGCTTCATTTCGTCGTCAAGCCCGGTAAACAGGATCTCTGACCCGTTACCGAGTTTCAGGATCTGGGTGCGCTGGTTGAAGTCCAGAACGTACGGCTTGCGGCGCAGCCCCATTTGCTCCATCTGCTGCCAGAAGGTTCGCTGGGTGGTGGTCTCTAGGTCCTTGAAACGCAGGCGACCGATGATCCCAAAGCTGCCCGGGTACCTGAGCGCGTAGTAAATAGCTTCACGACAACCGCAAAGCGACTTACCGGAACCAAAGCCCCCAGAGTAAAGCCGGAACTTTGCCTCGGAACGATGAAACCGTTCCTGTGCGGGAAGTGGTACGTAACCGTCTTGGCCTAGGTCTAGTACTTCGTCTGCCACTACTGGCAACTTAGTCTCCGCTCACAGCGTTTTGGCAACTAATAACTAGGTTACGGGTGTTCTGGGCGCTAAGAGCGAACGCCGCTTGTTTCTAGTTTCTAGTTTTTTAGAAAGAGAGACAGGCAACTTGACCCGGGCAGCAAGGTGCGCAATCCCTTTCCCCTAGCCGTTCACAGCCGGTAACAGTAAATAGAGACTCGGAGCGGAACCGGGCCACCCCCTGTGCCAAAGTCATCGTAGTGCTGGACCCAAGCAACCCGTTGCGGTTCACAGGTTTCTAGGTATCACCGTTTCTCGTTTCCGGGTTTCGTGCTTGTGGGTCCTGAGTTCGCAGGAACAGCAGCGGTTTCAAGCCACCGGTAACGCGCCGTATACCGGCAGCGTCTCCGTGTTCGCGTGTCTACCTACCTTGTTGCCTCCTTACTCGTTGCACTCCAACGCAACTGGCCGCTTACCAACGCGTTGCTGCTGCTTGTGAGCCTTGCCGCTTGACTCATCGCTACTGCTAGCACACGAACCCCGTGTGTGCAGAGGCGGAGGTCAATAGCAACACCAACAGCAACAGCAAAGGACAACAACATGCCTTCCCTTACCCTCTCTCAGCAGGTGCAGATCGACAGCAAGGCCGACCGCGTCCAGTTCCACTATGGCCTTCTCCCACGCGACGAGTGGAAACTGCTGCAAAGCCTCTACCTCGCGCACATCACGTTCGCTACCGACAACGGTGACTACGTGAGCCACCCGCGCCCGTGGGAGTGGAACGACGAGTACCTGTCCTACGGAGCGCCCATGCACAACCAAACCACGGAGGCTTAGCAATGGACACTTACGACGATCTCTTCGGTAACCCGGTGTGGGACGATCACCACCCGCACCATCTGGACCCGCAGGACCGGGCCTTCGACGACCAGTGCACGCTTTACTCGCTTAGCGAGTGGCGGACGCTGTTGAACAAGGCCGACGTCGCGCACACCACGCTTGGCCGCGCCACACTGGCACACACGCCGCCAATGTGGTTCCTCATCCTTGACACCGGCGAGGTTGCAGCAGCAATCGCACCCACGCCACCCTGCACGTCCTCCATGGACTGGCAGTCACATGGCAACCACGAAGCCATGATGCTGGCGAACAACCTGCTTGACGCAATCCACGGCTACCGCAAGCCGACCACGCCGTACACCACCACGGAGGCTTAGTTATGACGCACTCTTACGAAACCAACACGCTGGTCGGCTCGCACCCGGCCACCGAGTTCACCGTCGCAATCGACGACGCGCGCCTCAAGCGCGTCACTCGCCTGCGCCTGCTTGCCGACCCGAGCGCGTACTTCCCGTACTGGGACTTCTCGTACTGCTACGGGGTGCTCTACAACGGGACCCACGTCCGCGTGTCCTTCCCGGAGCACTGGCTCTTCGACCGCAAGAAGCCGCTGCGGCCCCAGATCGTCACCTTCTGCCAGCAGAGTGGCGTGTACGGGAAGGGTCTCGGGCTGCTTGACGAGGGCGTGCTCAGCGTGTTCGTCGCGTAGCGCGCGCCGGGGGCTGGTGCAAACACCGCACCAGCCCCAACCCCGGAAGACCGCCGGGGTGGTAGATCAGACACGAACGTCTACGGCGTACCACACTAAAACCGTGTGTGGTGAGAAGATTTCAAGCCTTACACCAACTTCAAAGGAGAACACCGTGTCACGTATCACCGTGCAGTACTCAGACGTCATTGTGAACTTTGGCTACGACCGCCCACTCGGCGGCTACTGGGCCGACGTGTTCAGCGCCGAGCCGGTAGACGCTGACTACGAGAAGCAGGATCGTGAGCCACTCCACGAGTTCCCTTCCACGTACCCCTTCCGCTTGGCCGACTCCATCGAGTCGATCCGCGCTGACCTCAGCGCAGTCGGCATCGAACTCCCCATCGAAGCCGTTGCCGCGCTCAGCACGGCAGGCCACGAGTTCGGGGACGAAATCTACTTCGAGACCAATACCGACTACCTCACCAAGGAGGCTTAGCCGTGAACCGCAAAACCCTCACCACCTACGCGGGCATCGCGCTCGCAATCATCGTCCTCGTGTTCTCAGCGTGGGCAATCGGGCGAGCGTGGGACTACACCATCGAGCAGCACAACTCCCCGAACGCTCCGAACTACACACACACGACAGAATAGTCGTGCCGAGCTTCACAGCGTCTCCTTTCTATAATCACTCAGACAGAGGAACGAACCGAATGTCACAGGCACAGTGGTTGCAGGTCACACCAGACACCACCGTTGAGTCCGCGCCTTGGCTCAAGCCCGGTAAGAACTACTGGGGCGCACGGCTGGACCCAGCAGACACCCACGGCCAGCAGTGGTACGTGATCTCGCTCAACGGCGACCACAACAAGACGCTCCGCGCACCCGCGAAGTGGGTCGCAGCGCACGTCACCGTCGTTGACCGAGACAAGCGACCTAGCGCAACCGTGCTCGGCAAACTCGCCACCGCACACGCAAAGTCCACGCAAGCCGTGATCGACAAGATCATGACCGCGGTGTACATCGCAACCCTCAAGGCGGCGTCGTGAGAACCTTCATTCGACACGAAAACCTGTACCTAGTATCGGGGCGACACGAACAAGTCCGATACGAAGAAGCCGACCGAAGGGAGAACAAACGCCTCCAATCAGACAAGGAGTTCCACACCCTCGGACTTGAAGGCTTGAAGCACCACGCCGACGTTGCTCGCCGCGAACGCCTCATCCCATACCAGAGGGACGACACCACAGTACAGTTCCCGGACGCCGACCCTTGCCTGCCAGCGGTCGAGACCACAGTGATGAACACGTACCACGGTACGTCGCTCTCACCACGCGACGTGGCGTTCGACCGCTCGTGGCACGTCTGCAAGTGTGACCAGTACACGCACGACGCAGAGCCAGACGGCGACTGCGAGGTCTGCTACGCCACTGGCGTCCGAGTGTGGGGCGACTACTGCCCCAGTTGCGCACCGGGCGAAGAGCACGGCTGCGCAACGTGCCTCGGCACCGGCCTTGACTTCCTGCCGCGCCGGACCAACAAGCAGTACAGTGAGGAAGCCAAGATCTCACTTCGACACGCACGGCAGCAAGCAGAGATCGAGTACTACCTCGGTATCGCGGAAGCAGAAGGAATGCTTCAGCCAGCGGAGGTGCGCGACGAGAAAGAAGGCCGCTTCGCGCTGCGAATGGTCGTGCTGGAAAGCCGCGAACGCGTTCCCTGCAAGTGGTGCACCGACGGACACGCTGAACTGGTATACGAACGTCTAGGTCGGGAAGCAGCCCCCTGCACGTTCTGTAACGCAATAGGCTCACACCCAGCCCTAAGAGAGAACTGGCTATGCAGCGTAGACCTGAACACCGAATACCAAGACGAAGACGGCCACCTCCACTACGGACGCCACTGGCCGCAGTACCTGCCAACAGAGCGCTACGTGCCATACCACATCAGTAGCCCAGCAGCACTCAGGTCAGCGCGCAAAAACCTCGCCGTCACCATCCACGGTGCCGAGTACACGCTGATCCCCACGCGACCGTGGCGCACCCGCGCCTGCGGCTGCTCGCCAGCGGGCGCGTGCCGCCTGCACCCAGTCACCACACTCTGGGAGGAGGACTGAGGACGCTCAACCCGGCGCTGGACACAGCGTCTCCCCTCTTTCAAGTCACTTACCAAACGGACAGACAAGGAAGCGCGCAACAATGTCAAGCCACGACGGAAACGAATGGTTCGACCCAGACCTCCTGCCAGACTGGTCTGACATCCACGAAACAGCAATGCGTGAAGCACGCAAAGTTGCAGCAGGTATGCACGAGTGGCGTAACGCACCAGAGCGCGTTCGCCTCTCAGACGAAGGCGTACCGATTATCGCCGGTACTGCAGTAGCGACCAGCGAGTTCATGCGCACTGTCGGATTCGATCCACGCTACATCGCAATGCTTACGGGTTGGGTTGACGAGCAGCGGCGACTCGTCGCAATGCTCATGGAGAACTACCTCAGCGAGGTTCAGACCTCGTGCGAGGCGCTAGACAATGCAAATACAGATAACGAGGAGATCACCAATGGCTGACCTGAATAACGTCACCTTCACTGCACGCGTCACTATGGCCCCGGAGCTTCGTAACACGCACTCCGGCACGCCACTCGTCAACCTGCGCGTCGTTATCAACGACGCTGTCCGTGACGACGACGGGGCTTGGCAGCAGAAGCCCAACTTCGTCAACGTCACTGTCTTTGGCCCCAACGCCGAGAACCTCTCGCGTTCGCTGACCAAGGGTAGCCGCATCGGTGTGGACGGACGCCTTAGCTGGCGCGAGTGGACCACCGACGCAGGAGCTAAAGGTCAGGCGCTTGACGTCGTGGCCAACAACGTCCACTACTTGGACACCAAGGCCGAGGCTGACGCACGACGCGCAACCGACAGCGAGACCACCGCTGCCGTGCAGGCCAACAGCGACGACATCCCGTTCTAGTGGACACAGTCGAAGACAGCGATTGCAACGACTGCGCTCTCCCAGTTGATACGGGAGAGTGCAGGTGCGACGTGCCGGACTGGTTCTCGGTCGATCTCGCAATCAACATCCGCCTCAAAAGCACAGCTCGTAACGCGCTCAGCGACTCACTAGACGTGCTCAACTTCGAACACACCAGCACAAAAGACTACGAGTTCAACGTAGTGGACCACAACGTGCGACTGCTAGGAGACCCAAACTATGTGCCGTAGCGCGGACGATCCCGACGCTGAAGGCGGACCAGAGTACGAGTACGAGAAACAACGCGCAGCAGACGACGCCGCTGAAAGCGAGTACAGAAGCGAGAGCGACGAAGCAATCGTCCGCGAGTTCTGGGACAAGGAACAAGCACCAGACCCGTGAGCAACACACAAGGGCCACTGCTGCTCGTGGACTGGGGCAGCTGGCCCGCCCACCTGAAGTTCACTAACCACAGGTACCACGAGATCAACAGCTCGCGGCGCTTCCACACGCGCAGACAGATCAGGCGCAAAGCCTACAAACGTGGGTTCGTGCTCCATTACCTCAACCACAGAGGAGTTTATGTCCCCTTCTACTGGAACAGACCATCACCTAAACCCTGAGACCCCGACAGACACCGTGTACTGGGCGGCACGAGACGGCTCGTGGGGCATGTGCCAACGCGGCGACCTTGTAATCGTAGACAAGGACGACATCACACCACGCGACCTCACCGACATCATCGACGCGGACACAGACGCCGAACGCTACAACGCAATAGCGGCAGCAAAAGCAAAGACGTATTACCGCTAACAACACAGCCTCTCAGTTTCTATGAGACTGACACACTCAACCGACGGAGCAACAGAAATGGCAATCACGATTGACCAGTGGGAACTCGCCGAGAAGTGCGTAGGCAACCTTCGACGCGTTCTGTTGTACGGACCTCCGGGCACCGGCAAGACGTACGCAGCAATGCACTACAACCTGACCCCCGATCAGCCCATGTACACCAACACCCTCACTGAAGAGACCCCAGCCTCAGAGCTGCGCGGCCACTACATCATGACCGAGGGCAGCTACAAGTGGATGCACGGACCGGCTATCCGTAGCTGGCTCGACGGCGCACGCTACGTCCTCAATGAGCTGGACCGGGCGAGCGGGGACTGCCACTCAATCTGCTACGCGATCCTTGACGACCAGCCAAGCGCGCAGCTCACACTGCCCAACGGTGAAACAGTCAAGCCACAGCCGAGCACGAACTTCGTTATCACAATGAACGGTAACGAGTCAGACCTGCCGGAGGCACTAATTGACCGCATGGACGCAATCATCAAGATCACGCGCCCACACCCAGCGGCGCTGGAAGCACTGCCAGAAGACCTTCGCAAGATTGCCGACGAGGCAACGTCGTCGGAGAACCCCCGCACCAGAACTTCGGTACGCAAGTGGTTCGCGTTCGCCGACGCGCGCAGCAAGATGGACGTCGTGTCAGCGTGCGTAGCGGTATTCGGAGAGCGCGCGCAAGACATCATCAACGCGTACGAACTGCAGAGCCGACTCTAGGAGCCACACATGGGTTTCCCAGTACTCCCGAACACCTTCAAACGTCCACAGCTTGGCGAAGACAACGCCAAGTGGAAAGCCACAGACTCAACGCGCGAAGCAACAGACTTCACCCGTCGCGTCGTCGCAGCACCTACTGACCTCTCAACGCAGTCGCAGTACAGAAGGTCAATCGCAAACCTCACCGTCGCACGCGGTCACGAAAACATTGCAGAGTTCTCGGCGACCTCAACCATTCCAATGGAAATCGTTGACGCAGTCGACGCAGCAAGAATAAGCGGGCTACTCGACGCAATCGACACCGTAAGCGACAACGGAGTCCGAGACGAATACCACGACGCGTGGGACCTAGAAACAGTTGACGATGTCTCACGAGCAGCAACGTTCATTGCGCCACCGCGGCTCCCAAAAGGGGCGCTTGAGTTCTACGAAGACCAGAACGACCTCGTGTCTGCCTTCACCACAATCGCAAAGTCAGTAGTCGGCGGCAACGGCGTAGACGCCACCACGTACTGGGACTACTGGCACCACCACGAACCAAGCGACACTGACCCAAACGCAACGCAACGCCGTCAGTACCGGCAAGCGCTGCACCAAGCGTACATGATCGCTGCAACCAACCTCTGCGAAACAGAACCGACTGACGAATGGCTCTGCGCTACCGCAGACCAGCGCGAAACAGAACGCGTAAGCGCAGAAGTTTGGGCAAGGATCAGCCGTTACCTCAACGAGGAAGACGGCAAAGAGTTCGTGTACGACCGCGCAGCCGAGCTACCAGACGACACCGACGAATACGGCGACGAAGAAGACACAGAGTGGTGCCCGATGCTCATAGTCGAGCCACCACTTTCACTGCCACTCGCGTCTAAGACC